GATAGCTCTACAGTAGAGTTATCTGATTCTGTATCAATATATGCCTGCGCTACATTAGTATATTGGTTCTTTATAACCAAATGAGGATTAAATAAAAGCCTTATTTGTTCTACCAACTGATCCAAATTAGCTTTATATTTTGCCCAAATATTAATTCCATAGTCAATGTCCACTGCTCTCGGAGCCAAACTAATTACCCTAAACGCTCTCTTCTTCTCCTCACTCCACCATTTCTCACTTACAATATTAAAGGAAGCTCTCCTCCTAGTATCAGCATTGTTGGAAGAATTTTGATTAATAGAGATAATGGGAAGAATAATATTATTCTCTTGTTTTAATTTAGATACAGTGCGCTCAGGATTAGCATGAACACATTTCACACCAACCACATCTTCTTCTGAATTAATATAAACTAATGATCCTAACTTTGAAATAATAAATCTTAACGATTCTTTATAGAAAAAAGGTATTTTATCAGCCTCTTTAGTTCTTATAGCAATTTGGGTTCGTGCCCAAGTAAGAGGATCAGAAGAAGGGAAAGTAGGAATAGCCCCACTAGCTGTGGATTCTTTTGAGAGATAAGTTTTAGCCATCGTAAGACTCCTCTATAGTTTCTACTTTCCAAGGTCTCCCTAAGTCCTCCGAAGTCTGAGTTAGAGGAGTGTCCTGAACATCTGCCGAATCCCTTAGAAGTTTAGCTGCACATACTAAATGATATACACCATAGATTTCAAAGCTATCTTCTTGAACTTCAAAAATTTCATATCTCATATTTTGAAACTTAGGCTGCAAAACATCCCCTGGCTTGATATGTCCTCTAATCCTCTGTTCCATATAACTCTTATTAAAAATAAATAACTGGTCATTCGTAAGTTCAATACCAAACTGACTCAAATTTTCTTCAAGAACTTTAGGTTCATAATGTCCATACACCAAGACAGGCTCCTTAGATATAGGTTTATTTCTTTCTTCCATATAGACTTCATCATACTCACTCTCCCCTTGCAAGTAAGCGTAGTACAGTATCTCTGACCCAGAAATTTTAATCATCTCATCATCGACAATATTAAAAAGATTAATATCAGGATTAGTAGGATCAAAGAAATTCAGTTCCCCGTTAGACTCCTCAAGTTGAGGTAGTGGAGGAGGAGAAACTCCTACTTTGAAGTTCTTTTTATTTTCCACTTTAAATTTGTGCTCCAGCAACGGCTGCTAGTATAGCCAGGATAATGGTTATTGTTTGGGGGGTGAAGACTTCCCCCATCCATTTATCAAACCTGCTCTTCCCAACATACTTGTCTTTGGTTGCCTCTTTAATCGCTGCCAGTTCTTCTTTGTAATGCTTAGAATTAATCTCATCCATTTTATGATGATTAATTAAATCCTTGTAGGTCTGAGCTAACTCAANCCTTACCTCTGTAATGCCATCTTCTAGCTTACCAATCCTGTTATAAATATCTTGTTCCATTAGTATGTTGAGAACCTCGGAGGCTCTTCAAACTCATCTAGTAATCTTTTTAGAAGTTTATCTTTTTCTTCTATACTTTCTTTTAGCAAAACATCTCCGTTCAGCTTTGCTCCACCACCTGGGGAAGGAACTGTTTGATACTTCCCTCTAATTTGACCTAACGTACCTTTAGCAACAGCGAGAGCATATTGTTGAATCCAATTCCTGTATGCTGGATGAAGAGTATCCGAATTTAATCCTCTATAAACAACAATAACCGTTTGACCATTTACTACAGGCTTTGGAACAATATGCAAATACTTATTATCCAGTACTGAAAAAGCACCTTCCTGCCCCAAAATTTTTCTAGTCATTTCTAGATTTTGTTGAAGCAGATAGAAATCTCCTATACCAAAATTCTGAAAGAGATAATTATCTTGAAAATATTTAATGAAAAAATCAAACTCTAATGTTCCTGCTGCTTGCTGGATAGAAAGAAGAGTTTTCTTATACACTACATATTCTAAGTTATTAAGAATGAATTGCGGTAGTTCATACGTATTGATTCCAGCCGAAGCTTCAAATGCAACAAATTGAGTAGCAAAAAGAGGGGCATGATTATACATAGTTCCCACCGCCTCATCTAGACAAGTCTTTATCTGAAAAGGGGTAAGTTCTACTCTCACAATAGGGTGCCCTAGTCTGGCTAGAACAAAATCTTTAAGAGTTTCCTCAAAGTGGGACCACTCTACCCCGTCTACCATGGTAGTTCTATTCAGCTTATCTATATCTATGTCACCCTCAGGCTTTCCTTGGGTAGCTAGATTGCCGCCATACTTCGTGAAGCTATTGCCCCACGCAGATAGTTTAGGTGCTACGGGCATGTCCTATTTTTACCTTGTCTACCATGGTATGCTTTTTTAGTTTTAATTTTTTCTTGTAGCACGAAATCTGGAGAAGGTGCTCCCACTAAATTTATTATATCACCCTTAGTAATTGTAGCTAAAGATTCCCCTACAAGCATTACTGTGGGGTGTTCACCAATATATTTATATTTCATCATATACCTCTACAATATATAGGCAAAAACAAAGAGCCAGGAAACTAATTTCCTGGCTCTTGTTATATTCTAACTAGCCGTCAATCAGGGACTGACAGTGTTAGTAGCTCCACCACCAGTGGCGAAGGTACTAGCCTTGACCTTGGTTCCTGGCTGGAAGAGGAAGTTGGCTGACAGACCAATAAGCCTAATGATTCGATAGAATCTAGAAGCTGGTGCAACAGCAGCCTTCCCATACCGAGTCAGGATTCCCTTCCTGGGCTGGAAGGTCTGAGGATCTGTAATGGTTGGCAACTGCTGGAGCGGGATATATGGGCAGTAAACATAGCCTGCATCCATGGGGCCAGCCCCCTTGTAACCAATCATGATCTCGTCCTCTGGATACATAGGATCAACATATAGATCATATTTACCAGCGAACTTACCCTTGTAGGCAACAGAGTTAGGACTTGGACCATCCTTCGCAGGCAAACCTCCCTCAAGCTTGGCAGCGGACTCCAGCATGGAAGCAATCAGCGGCGAAGTGATTAACCACGTACCTGGACCACGGAAGGTGGTCTTGTAGATATCATTCGATGCAAAGTTGATCGCTGCAAGCAGGTTAGAGTAGATCTGACCAACGTGTTGCGGAGCAAACTTCCCAGTGGGAGTCATAAAGGTACCTGAAAGGTCTACCAGATAAACGTTGCTATTCGTGCCCGAAGGATTGAATGCATTGTTATTGGCAAAATCATACAGATACTCTTGAGGAGTAAAGCCTACCACGGTAGGACCACCAGCGTTAGACGTTGGTGATTGTGGTGTATGTCGCGTACCAGTTTGACCGAAGGAATTGGAGTTATTATTATCCAATGATCCGCGATCCCATCCTGTAAGGTTTGAAGGATCATAAGAGATCATTCGTAGATCTTCAATCAACTCACGATCAATCTCCAAGGTTAATTCCTTAGAAAGAAGATCCGTAAGCTCACCTTCAAGATCCAGATTGTGATATGCTCGCAAGTCTTGAGCCGCTTCTAATGTCCAAAGGGCTCTCATTTTGCGAGTACGGGCAACAACAGGCTGTTGCTCGACGTGCATATTGATCTCAGGGATTTCATTACCACTGAGAGCTTCACCTGAAGATACTGCATAACCAACGATGGTCGAAGAATCAGGCCAAGAAGCAATCTGACCACCCATAGTGGTCGAAGGAGAACCAGAAAGGTTTCCAAAGATTGCACTATAGTTGACATCAGCACTGCCTGCTACGTTTGCAGCGGGAACGCCTTGGGCATTACGGAACACAGCACTAGCAGTTGCTCCACCATACGTCAGACGATACTTGCTGTAAACAGTCTCAGTACGGCTCCAAGCACCAGCAACACGGTCGTTACCCAGATAGAAGATCTGGGAAACAGGTCCACCCATAGGCTGGACACCGACAATATTGTTAGCGATTAACTGTGGATAAACGCGACGAATGAGAGGAAAGGCAAACTTTTGAAAAGTGCCTAACTTACCAACTGTAGTGGGAGCATCAGCCTCATCAACTCTATCATTCTTCTCAGCGATAATAGACTTGGCTTGATTCTCCAGCAGTTGAGCCGTCACCCTTCGTGTGTAATCATTACTGATTCCCTCTAATGCGGGTTCCCACTTATTCAGGACTTCTGAGTTTTCTTGTAACATAATTTTTTTCCTTATTTAGACTCGGGATTAGAGGGCATAAACTTCATGACCTCGGGGGTTAAAAGATCGTTATAAAAAGAGCTTTCGGGTTTGTTAACTTCCTTCTTATCAACGTCCTCGGTAATGATGAGGGCTTTTTCTGAAGACTTGAATGGTTCTCCTTTAGATTCCTCTAAAACTTCGACTGCCTCTTCAAGAGCATTCTTATCTTCGGTAAGCTTCTCAACTTTATTTGAAAGAGCTTGAAGCGAAGTATTCAATTTTGCGTTTTCCTCAAATGATTTGCTGAGTTCCTCCGTTAAAATTTCAACTTCCACCTCAAATTCTTTTTGTTCTTCAACAAGGTCAGAAATTGCATTATTTTCATCTCCCTTGTTCAATTCCAACGCCATCAAAGTCTTCACTGATTCAAATAAATTAGCATTCCTAACTGTATCATCCTCTTCATGAAGTTCTCTTATTGCTTGGTCCTTTAATGTATCAATCCTGGATCGTACAAATCCTTTTACTTTAGATTCTAACTCACGAACCTTGGTCTCTACCTGCTCAGTAATGATACCATTAACTAATGTAGCAATCTCTGTAACTGCTGCTTCTGAAAGTCCCTCAGGAAGCAATTCTACAATCGGGGCTACTTGATCCTTTTTAGATTTCGTCATCGATATAAACTCCAAATACGTAGATATCTACGCATTTTCTATTAAAAGTAACAAAAATTTTTAATTTTTGTTTAGTTGGTTTTTAAGTAATGTAATAAAAATTTTCTCCGATAAAGCTTTATCATAAGTAGACTTAACTGTTTCCTCAATAAATTTAGAATCTACCCCCTCATTTACTAAGGCAGGAAAAGCTCCTTTGGTTGATGGATCCGCTACTAAATCAAATGTTACTAGTTTATAATCATCATTAACTACAGCTAATCCATCTTGACGCTCTTTCAGTGTACCTGTGCCTCGGGACGAGATGCCTAGCTTTACTCCACCNTTGATTAGAGCTTGGGCTACTTGTCCACAGGGAGTATTTAATATCTCAGCNTCNCCCATCATNTCATCCCCTCTCATCTTTAATTCAGTAACCAAATGTGATACATTATGCAACCTTACCGCATCTTGAGTGGGATGGTCTAGCTCTCCCATTAATCTTCGCTCTTTAATAGCTTCATCAAGTCTACTCATTTCTCTGACAAGAAGCTTTTTCTCATAGATTCTCTTGTTCTGATTAGGAGTTCCTGCCCTCTGGAATACCCCAGAGATACGCATCGTCCCATCTTGTTTAGATTCCTCTAAAATTTGTAAGTTTTCAATAATAAAAGTATCAGTTATAAACATCATTTACCTTTGGCTACTGCCTTTTTTGAATTTGCAATCTTATTTTCAGCCCCAGGACCGTATTTCTTCATCAACCGCGATGATTTAGTAGTTCCATGTTTTAACATAGTTCTCACTGAATGCGCTTTAACACTTTTCCACTTTGAAGAAGGAGTCGAACTGCCAGGAGTAAATCCCTTTGCAATTTTTCCCTTGCTCTTCTCGCCCCAGTCGGAGTGGGATATAACATATAATCTATCAGAACCTTTAGTACTAAAAATAGATCCTACTTTTCCCTGCTCTAAGGCTTTAGCAATTGTAGCATAAATTCTAACCCTACCTTTAAGAGACTTCACAGCCCCTTTGTCACGGGTATTTCCTTTTTTGCTAGGTGGAGTAGTATACTTTTCTCTTCCTTTTTTAGAACCCTGACCTGATTCTGCTTTTCCCTCTAGGATTTCAAACACAGTCATCATTTTGATGTACCTGCTCTTTTTTGCAGCACACTCTTAACAAGAGCTTCGACCTTTTCCCTTTGTTTCTTAGAGGAATTAACTTTCTTTTTGTCATCAGTATCTTCCTCTGGTGAAAACTCGGCTGGCTCAGAGAAGGGGGCACCTTTAGAAAAAGGAGCACTATCTTCTCTTTTCTTAGATTTCCTAGTAGCTCCTGCCCCTAAAGCACCCACGGCAGTAACCTCTGCAATAGTATCTTTTATTTGTGATAAAAGAATTTTGATATCCTCTAAGAGAGGTGTAAGTTGAGAAGGGCGGATCTCCTCTTGTATAGAACTAGGCTCTCCTTGAACAGGGGTCTCAACAGTAGGGACAGGAATAACGTCTTTATTTTCTACTATACTCTTTACAAAATCATTAGGTATTTCTACATGAGAAATATCTACCTGATCTATCGCATTAGCCGAGTAAAAACTTTGAGAAGGACTTTCTAAAGCAACAGGACTAGGTCCTTTTGCCTTAATTTCATCCTCGGCCATTANTTGTTCTGCGAAATCTCCAACTGAGAATTCATTCATAACTATCAAGCCTTCTTTTCAAAGTCTTTGCCTGCATGAGTCTTAGACNTATCACCCTTCCGAGCACCAGTGGNGAAATCAGGCTTATCACCCNTCTTGTCCTTGGCTGGCTTATCACCCTTCTTCTGACCTGTCCACTTCTTCTTTAAACCAGCGACCTTCTTCTTGACCCTAGACTTCTTAGAGCCCTCAATCTTATCTAAGTCCGCATCTGTCGGCTCCACACCAGGCTTCTCCGATTCAGGACCATCATCGTCGCCGAAATCCCCTTGCTCTTCGAGATCCTCTTCGTCGAGATCCTCCTCTTCGTGCAAGCGCAAGATACCCTCAATTGTTTCAATATGTTCCCCAATAACTTCCTCGGAAAGAGCTTCATCTAAGACAGACGCGCATAGGGGGCAAGAGTGAACTTCCTCTTCAACTGTCTCAACCTCTTCCTCTTTAGCCTCGACCAAGGGGACTCTCGCTGCGCCCCAAGCAGCGTTACTTAATAGGGACTTGATATAATCTTCTTCAACCTTAATATGGTGTGACATAATTGTATTCCTTTATTTGTAAATAGGACAAAATAGTCCCTACATTATATTTATATACCTTCATTTAAGTATTTTGTTTTATTTTTTATTTTGTTATAGTCATTTGAACTAACAACAATTTAATTGGCTGTTAGAAAAATAGTTAAGTAGAGGAGGAGTAGTCCAAATTGCTTCTGAATCAGAAGCGGTTATAGGAGTATCCTTATTTTTAGCATCTCTAATTTTAATATCATTTAAAATTCCGTTCGTAACTTTAAGTTGAACATCACGCGGCACATTCGATATGTATTCAATAATCTCATACCCCTTAAAGAATCTCCACAAATCTATAGAGAGAAGTATTTTTTTTCCTAATTCCCTAGGAAGAGTATACGCTGTATCTATTTGAGTTATTCTATCTAAAACCTTTCCAAAGAAAGATTGTTGAGTAGTATAGGAAGATTGTGAATAGACATCGGAAAGAAAGTCTGATTGATATTTAAAGCTGAAAGCAAACGCATCTGGTTTTAAATCTGGGCCTTGCTTAGTCGCATCTTCCACAGGGTATGAGAATTTTTGTCTAGATTCTGTGAGGAAAGGCGATGGTGCAAAAGCCATTCTTCTTTTTTGTTTATCATTAGTATAACTTACTAACCGTGATCTTCCTAAGAAAGGAGAGTACCTAACAGAATCAGTTAAAGTTATAAAGATAGACATAGGGAAGGAAGGGGGGTAGACTCGGTCTCCGAGCCCATTAAATATATCTGGATTTAAATCTGTAAAAGTAAAATCAACTGAAGGAGCCTTTAATAGGTAATTAACTATATTATCATTCTGGGGAACATAAAGATTACGAGAAGGCCCATAATAACCAGAAAACTCAGGAATATGATCGGGGGTGGTGTAATTAGAATCCGTAGAACTCCAAACTAGATTATAAGTTGCACTAAGATTAAGATAATTATTATCCTCAAGTTGATTGGGGGGATCAGTAGTTTCTGCCACCGAACTAAAATTAGGAGTAAAAAGAAATACGTTAGTAGAAGCATCAACAGATGCCTGCTCCAAGGTAGAATCTTGAGCTTCTACATCTAAATGAGTTAGCGAACCTCCCCCACGAAAAGGTTCAGCTAAAAGACCTAAAATCATTGCTCTTTCATGGGATTTATAACTGAAGGCTTTATCTCTGTCAGAAGCTCCAGGGGCAGCTACTTCAGTACCATTTCTTTTTATAACACGTAAGCACTCATATTTATGAAAAACTCCGCTGGTACTATTATCCTCATCGCGTGGAGCAACATACAGTTGATTGGTATTATAAAATCTAACTCCTTCATAATTAGTTAATATATTAGAATCTTTTCCCCGTGGGAGAATAGGCTGTTGAAGTCTAATGTATTCAGGAAGAAGATAATAAAGCATGGTTTCCCTTATTGCATTACCATCCGAAGGAAAATTTAAAGGAAGTAGTGTTAAGCCTTTATTTAACAATAGCTGTTTCGCCATGTTAGCCCGCATTGATCGTTGCATTCTAAAGGTTCCTGTAGGAGTTCCGTCTGGAAATAAAACTTTACCTGATTGAAGCATATCATTCAATAGACTGTCACTATACTGTGACATCTTACCTTGTAGAATGGCTTGTTTAAATGTTTGCAACATTATATCTGAAAGGTACAAAGAAGAAATATTACTTTCATTCACTTTATCTAAGAAAGTTTGTGTAGATTCACTTAACACTGTTTTAAAAACTTCGTTATGCAACCCAGTTAGTAGAAAAGTAAGAGTAGTCCCATTAAAAGGAACATGGTTTTCTCCTTTCATCTTTAAAATATCCATAAGAGGAGTAGGTATTTGAGGAAGAAGCCTACTATGTGGATCTAATTCACGGCCAGGAGGAGAAAAAGTATTAACTAATTGAAGTACTTCAGCATCCTTAATTGCAGTTAAATTATTTTTATTATTAATAAAAGTATCAAGACGAGGATCTTTTAATTTAAACCTTTGATTAGTGTGGGGAACATTTTCTATATACTTACTAATACTTTTTTGAGCCGCTTCTCCCTCTTCTACAGCATGAGGTTGATTGCTCCCATAAGAACTCTCTATGCGAACTATTGAATTCGCTTCTTCTCCAGACTCAGAGGGACTGATGACTTCACTAGGTAAATTAGAATTACCTGTGAAGTCGGGCACAAGATGATGCCACATAGGATTGCCTGCGGGAGAATCTATTTCCCTAGGAGTATTATTTCCACAACAAGACCCCTTAGTAGGAACACTTGAGTCACTTACAAAAGTTGAGGGAGGCAGCACTTCGCCATGTGTTGCTGGAGCGATCACTTCCCCATAAGAAGGTGGTTGACACTCTTCAGATTTTATGCACTTGTTCCAAGTATCATAGGTACCGTTCGGATCTTCGTTACAGAATCCAGGAGATATACATTTAAATTTTTCTCCTGTTTTGGTACATTCATTTTCACACTCACCTTGAGTATCGTATGGCCCCTCCCCAACCTTGTTAACATCTTCTACACAAGTAGAGTGAGAAGTACGTGCATACTTACACCACCATTTAAACACTTTTCCTGGAACCCAATTTTTATCTGGTCTACTTATAGGGGGCTTTTTATCACACCATGTACAGGTGAGTTGAATTTCAGGACACTGACCCGCATCACAATCACCTGGATCCTTTCCAACCAGTCCACCACAGGCATCTCCAGGATCAGCGTTACCAACTCCAACCCTTACCTTCTCGACAATGTCCGCACCTTCACACTCCTTTAGTGCTTTCTCATATTCAGGATTATTAGTTCCACCAGCCTGACATTCTTGAGTAAATACCCAGTTTACTCTTTTAGATATCTCTTTTCCTTTCCCCTCAGGACAATCTTCCCCAGGATACTGTTCTGATTGCCAGGAATAGTCCGTCACTACACAGATACACTCTGGATCAACTTCTACTGGTTTACATGTAGTATATTGAATGGTTATAAGATCACACGGTTCCGTACATTTTCCCGTTTTGGTATCTTTACACTTTCCGCCCAATTTTCCCTTAAATTTTACATCTTCAGCAAGACCAGCGTTAACTAAATTATTAAGAATACTTAGAACCGCAAAATAATCTGGGATGTGTGGAGGATTTCCCTGACTATCTACAGGAACACATTGCTGTTGAAATGTATGAGTATACTCTATACACCTTCTTCCTGCCCTCGTAAATCGACGTTCTGAAGCTTTTCCCCTCTTATAAAGGACAATCCTACATTCACACTCATAGTCAGGCTCAGGGTCCACAGGAGGAACTGGTATGGGTGGCTCATAGGGAGGCCACGGCTCCACAGGATTCACTCCATCGTGATCACGGGGCTCAGGGGGCACAGGAGGAACTCCCGTACGGGGTAATTTAAAACAATCCGCTTCTACTGTAGCCTTCCCTACATTATTTCCACTAGGAATATCCCCCATTTATCTTTCCTATTTTATATTTTCAATATTTATCTCGGTCGTTCCTGTAGTTACAGGAGCAGTAGAAGGCAACAGTTCATTGATATTTCCTCCTGTAGTATTTTGAAGCAACGTATATCCGTTTGTTGTGTTATAAGCTTCATTATTATCTACGGGCCTATCGGTATAGCCTATAATTGTAAATTTAACTGTGGGATAATAAGAAGCACCGAGCTTGGGAGCAAATCGTGTAACAGTATTTAAAGCTTCAGTCTGTTGCATCATATTCCAATTTGAGTTTCTAAATTGGGGGAGTGCAATCCCATAGGAAAGCCATTGATATAGAAGGTCAGACACAATAGGAGATTTTCTATCCGCAGTCACAGCCTTAGTTCCTTGTACGTCTTGTATTCTTCCGTCTCCTACTAGGTCGGGATTACGAGAAGAAATTGAATTAACAGTAGCAATTGCCTTTTTTTGTTCTCCAACTCCTACTAGAGGTCCCATATTTATATACAAACCTGTTCCAAGTCCATAACTAGTAGCTCGACTATCTGACGTTGTCGCTGCAACGGGATTACAATTTACATATTCAACGAGAATATCATAATAATTAACCCACTGAGGAAAAGTTATTTCTAATTTCTTTGTAACTACAGCCACAGCCGTCTTTCCTTCAAAGCCATTAGTTGTAGAATTATCTGGTCCAAACCCAAATCCATATTGTTTATCCAACCAAGATGATGATCCCACCGTACCCTTAGTAGATACAATTCCTCCTGGTACATAAGCAAGAGGTCGATTAGAATTCATTCCCTCAAACCACATCCACCATGTAGGTTTTGGAGATTTTAAATTAGCAGATCCTGTCGCTGTGCCCATGACCGTTGCATAATTGGTACCATCCATAGGTTGATCCCACTCAGGGTATAAAGGAATATTTCTCCCCTCTGCTCCAGCAGGGAGCCCCAAATAAGTTCCCGTGTTTGAGCTATAAGGACTATTAGGATCAGAAATCCAACGCTTCAAATACGCTTGTCGAGTGTTATACACCCATTCAAGAAATGCTTCCCGTAAACTTTGATCAACACTATTAAGAAAAGCTTTAGAAGAAGTTAGTGAAGCAAAACTATAAGTTTGATCATCAGAAGCCAAGTAGGAAGAATTTGTAGTGTTAGGCCCCCAAGGGTCTCCAGACTCTCCCCCATTTTCATTCATTGTGAGTAAGGTTCCTTCTACACCATAGGCCAAACCCCCCATTATAAAATCAGTATATAATGCTCTCCCATTATGAGTCCCTGGAGATCCTCCCCCTCCTCCAGTCTGAACCGTATCAATCGCTTGCTGTAGTTGATATGTTCCTACCGCAGGATTAGCAAAAGACAGAGGAGGATTTGCCCCTGCTACTCCTGCTCTCTCGTTATAAGTTAACTCAGTCGTACGGAGGAAAGGACGAATATCAATAATATCGTTATCAACAATATCACTCGCTCCCTCTGACTTGGTGGTAACCACATAAGCTAGAGGTAATGCAGCTTGTCCAATTAATTGAAAATTATCTGACTGAACATCCAAAGCTAAAAGAGGAGCCATATTTAGAAGATCATCAGGAGAAGGGAAACTACCATGAACTTTATCACCATTATCATTTGTAATACCTACGTTAGCACCAGTATCGCTATCGTTTTGATTAGCTAAAATTCTAGCAGACCCTGCACTACCTGGGTCTTCACATCCCCCCTCGCTATTTATACCCGCTAGTCCTGATATTTCTTCTTTTTTAATTCCAATCCCTGCTCCCCTTACTAATCCAAGGGTGGGNGTGGTAATAGTTGNAGGGCTAGGAGTTCCTGCGGTTTCACAAAAAGCAGATTCATAATCTGAAAGGGTAGTTGAGCTTGAATCAATAGGCAAAGAATAAGCTACCAATAAATCAATGCGTTGAGTAGCATCCGTAATTTCCTGCTTATCTCCTTGATCATCATAATACCAAAAATCGTCATCGCTCCATGCAGGAATAGAAATAGTGCTCTCTGGGAAATCTACTACTGCGGTCCTAAAGACTCCTCTCCAAGTCTTAACAAAAGCTAAATGAATTCCCTGCAATCTTGGAGGGGTGAAATATATTTTTTGTGCTAAATTAGCAGGAGTGAGGGGACTAAATTTATTAAATCCAGGCCACGTATCTTTAAATTCGTTCTCAGGTACATCTAAGTAATTAGGATAGTTTTCCCCTGGACTAGTAGTCGTTAACCAACTCTCCCCTATCCCCCCAGGAGCAGAATGAAATGTGTATAGAATTTCTAATCCATTCATATTATAAGGCAACGCCCCTGCCCCAACACTACTTTCAATAAATGCATCCCAGATAGAATCTCTATCAACAGAAAGACTTTGAGTTAAGTCTGGATAAGTTACTGTCCTTCCACTTGAAACCAAACTCAGGAGAGCATCGTCAGGATTGAATGCATCGTTCACACGGGAAGTAAACGTTCCAGCATTTACTTGAATTCTCCTTCCCCCAAGTGCTTTAGGCCGAAGCTGTTTGATCATTTTTAAATCTAATTCATCTGTGGCAGTGAGGTAGCCTGAGCCCCCACCTCCTCCAGAACCTCCCCCGCCTCCTTCAAGTGAAGAATTCTCTTTAAGATATAAAATATTTTCTTCAAGCTGACGAAGAGGTATATTATCTACTTCATAATAATAAGGATCGTTTGCCTTATAGTATCTAATAGGTTGAGTGAATGTGTATGCCATCGTTATAATTCTCTATCTAAATCAAAAAGGTTTGCAGATCCAAAGCCTAACCCATAACCTTTATTTGCCTCATAAAAAGCTTCACCAGGATAAGCTGTTGTAGACTCATAGAAGCTACAAATTTTCTTTCTACCTGAAGTATTTAAGGTTCCATTCTTTGCGTTAGCCCATGTATTCATAGCCGATTCATCTAGCCAAATTCTAGATTGACTATCATAAGGAAGCATTCCAGAAGTATAGTAGAAAGAAGAAGCCACATTTTGCTGTTGATTCTTCGCAGGTAAAGTAGTTACATAGCCACTAAATCCTAAATCTTGGTAGATAGCACTGACGTTATTATAATTAGGTCCTTGATTATTAGTCGCACTACAATCCGAAGATGGATTATAACCTTGAGCAATAATTTGATACGGAGCACCAAATTTCATAGTAGTTGTTTGAGTTCCAAAATGGAACCCCATACTGGAACAAGTTCCTGTGGGAAAATTACCAATGTAAGGAATAAAAGCTTGACCTGTATCAGTAAAGGGGAAGCCTAAGAATTTAGCTTTAGGATGTGGTGAAACATATAGCCTAAAAGGCCCAATATTTTGGAAACCCGATTTACCATATGTGCCAGCCCCAGGATAATCTATTCCAGCATTCCATCCACTACCAAAATAATCTAACACACTTAAGGTGGATGTGTCAGGGGTAGATGAGGGGGCTCCAGAGTAAGCTCCTCCTGGTGCTGCTGAAGCCCACATAGCATAAGGACCATGATAAGCTGCGCTCATATCCTGAGGATGGAGTCCATCCACCGAAAGATAAGAAGCATGTAGTTCTGAATTATCAGCAATATTCCAAATTCTTAAGAACTCACACTGGGTGGAGGAAACATCATAATAAGGTCCCGAAGGATTAAACCATCCTGCCCCAAAATTAACATTTTTAACATTTACTTGGCTATCCCCTACCGCTCTAACACACATCCCTCCTACCGATGCTCCTGAAACTTGAGTTTGGTTGGTAGCTATAGCAGTCCATGTTGGAGTACCTGCTACTACTTTGCTTTCAGCAGTAGGATAGATAGATTGAGTATTCTTAAGCCCTGTACCTGCGGGGTAGGGGAAATAAGGATTGGGATAGAATACCATTGTTCCACTCGAATAGTAAGCTGAAGTTTGATACCCACTTGTCGATTCGTTCCCCGTAGGATAATCTACATTGGAAAGATATTTAGAAGCCCAGCGAGCATGATAATCTCCCATATCATGCATATCAACAATAGAGTTTTTATTAGCTACAAGGCAAGCTCTAGTTGCATGAAGCTGAACTTTAGTATGACAATTTGGATCTTGTAATCCCCACCCACTGGGATCAATAATACCGTCCTTATGATGGGGGCCAAACTCTATCTTAGAATTATCTTCAGCTAATGCGTCTACACCTAACTGAACTATAGTAGTAGGTCCTGCAACATAGATATGAGAATTGTTACCAGAATATAAACCCGCAGTCTTTTGTTGTTTAGTGGAATCATAGGGGCCTACAATAGTATTTATATAAGCACTTGTCCCAAACAAGTCTAAAGTACTCTGGTTGGTAACCCTGAAAGCTGACCCTTTAATCGCTTGATCCGCTTTATAAGAAGTAGAGTCAGCACCTAGAAGTCCAGTAGAGAGTATAGACTTAGAGCCAACAGCCTGCATGTAAGATCCTTTATCAACTACGACCGCAGGAAGGGTATTCTTTTTAGTTCCATAATTAATAACTTGATGATTACCACTTAAATCAAATTGTTTATAAAGTCCAGCCATTCCACTAGCCACGTAAGTAGGAATAAATTGAGAAGAATTTAATACAATATGTTGTCCATTTCCTACAAATCGAGTGGGAGGGGAGAAAGCTGCGGTAGTCCAGCCTGTGCCTGTTCCGTTTTTATTATAATTAAAGAGAGAATTATTAGCAACCACTCCACCTTCAAGGTTAAAGTCCACGCTTACGTTAGCCAATTTACAAGTAGAATTATTTAATTTTATTCCAATCTTATTTTGAAATGAAGCAAGTCTATACCCTGTTTCAATTAGAGAGTTATCTGCCTTAATTCCCTCCCTAACATTATAAAAAGATTGACCTACTATAGTCTGGGCTCCGAAAGTATTATCAGCCAATTCTCCCGCAGCATTAGTAGCCTCTCCTGTACCTCCTCTAGAATTAGGAGGAGTAACTAGCTCTGAATTTTGAAGCTCTACACCTACGATATTTCTATAAAAACTAAATGGAGAATCTATAGGCAAACTCTTGTCTTCTACCGTTGCAGCACTCAAAGTAATATTAGAATTAATGGCCCGAAGTCCTGGAGTAGGGTTACGATCTACTTTCACATTTAGATATCCTCCTCCTCCCGAAGAAAGCTCATAATTATGAAAAGCTATAAATCCCCTATTCAAAGTTACATTTGAATTAAGAGCCTCCATTCCAGCATTTTTACACCGTGTAGCTGTACAATTTTCTACTACAACTTCAGAATTTTCAATCTCAAATCCTACGTCAGTTCTCTGAGTTCCCGTGCTAGTCACTTCCCAGCCTGTTGCTCCATCAACACAGAATCCACGGATATAGACCTTACCTGTGCAATCTTTTATAGAAGCTCCGCTCAAGGCATTAGCATAAGTAAACCCTGTTGCTCGGGCCTTATTTCCAGCAGTGCTCATAGGTGCTCTTTGTATGACACTACCTGTTCCTCCATTAGTTATAACCATATCTGAGCTTACAGAATTGTCTTGATAAGTAGACACATCAAAAGAACTAGTATCGGTTTTTGAAAACCACGCCGTATTTGCATCCCCAAAATGATTAGATATGGATACAGTCCTATTAGTATCAGCAGCAGCCCTACTCCATTCTGGAGTTTGAAAAAAGGATCTTGTAAAGTTATTCCACCAACTAATAGATTTTTCTTGATTAGTTGCAGCCCCATTTTTAACCCAAACAGTCTCACTAACTCCTAAAGATTGTGAACTGAGCATAGTGCTACTCAGTTGCCACGATTTTATTTTTGTGATAGAGCTAGCAGGAGTAGTGGTGCCAAAAACGTATGAGCTAGGAGCGACACTACTTCCCGCTAGGACTTTAGCAAATCCTCGATTTATGATTTCAATACCTGCGGTAGAGCCCTCAAAATCCTTACTTTCTAAATGAAGTCCTCCTAACTGTCCGCTTGTACAAACTTCAATAATGACGGGAAACCTAATCTTTTTAGGCAGTGCTCCAATAGCTGCCGAAATTGTAGGGAAGACTTTTTTATTATCAATTCCACAATCTGAAACAGTTAGCATAAATCCATCAACAGAAGATGCTGGATAACCTGCCATCTCATACAAATAATCATCCCTATCTTCTAAATCATAGATTGGAAGATTATCTTGTTCCCAATTATAAAATGAACTAGAATCAAATTTATAGACAGGATCTGTCCAGTTATTAATTAATGTTGCTGTGCCTGAAGCTAAATATAAATCGTAAGGTAAGAATGCCATATTAGAAATTCAATGTCCATTTAAAAACTAATGCAAAATCATCAGTTTTTGAAATATCTGAGAAAGGTCTGTACGCCACTAGCTGTGACCTCTTAGTAGTTTCACCTAAAGGATTTTGCATAAATAATCCAATTTCATTAATCGCTGCGGGTGTTGATAAACTAGCTGGATAGTTACAACTATTTTTATCAATCCAAATTATATAGGTAACAGAGTTTAAATCTACTCTTTTAATAGAACTGTCAGGCACTACACCAAACCACCAACCCGTTGCTGCTAGAGAATTAACAGCCGCAGCCCCATTCCAATCCATTAAATTATGTTGTTCTAAGGGTAAGTAAGAGTTGGCTCCTGTCCCTTTGTAATCAGTAATTCCATTAACTTGTCCAAGAGCAGAAGCTAAGAAGGTCTCGGATACTCCATAGTCATCTATTCTGCTATCCCCTCTAGTTCCTAATTGAAAATATCTGATTTGAAAATTTGGTATTTCTCCCGCCCCAGAACCTGCATAAAGTAATCCCAATCCTACTCCCATACCTGAAGTAATAGTATTGCTATCGTCAAATACTTTTTCCTCTCGCCCATCATCGAACACTTTATAAATTTCTAAATGTCCTGATACGTCTATAAAATCTTTACTTCTCATAAAATCACCTACTTATAATAGTTAGGTATAAGTCCCATCTCCTGTAGCTACAGGAAAATATTTACTCCAACCAGAATAGTAATCATCAATATTAGTTGAAAGACCCAAGAAACCTAGAGTCCAATGAAAAACTAAGGAAAAATCTTTTGTCTTAGGAATAGCAGTAAAAGTTCTATAAGCCATTAAGAGAGGAGAGTCTTCATAAAATCCTTTAGGATTACGAGCAAATAATCCAATCTCAGTACAGGATATTCCATTAGCTGTTTTCTCATCCAAAACTATTTCTGCTTCAAAAGCATCCATAAAAAACTTAGTTACCCTTCCTTCTCTAATTAGAGAAAAATATTCATCGGTACCTGAAAAAACTGTTGAAGACAAAGGAGCACTGGTATTCAATAGCTCTACCCAATTTTGGTCGGACACAGGCTCTAGAGCGATAGAAGAAGCATAAAATCCTCTATATCTTTTTACTATATCAAGATCAGTATTCTCTCCATATGCAGACCAGTCTAGAGGAGTACTCACTTGATAAAAATATGCTGAAGTAGCGGAATCTGTGTCGTATCCTATCGTGCTGGTGCCTAATTGAAAGTAATAGGGTGCATAATCAGTAGTATAAGTGGATCCTGAATTGTGTTGAATATCAACAAAAGAAGATCCTAGACCCGCAGTCACAAGATTAGCTTTGTCCAAGACAGTTTCTTTAGTACCATCTTTATAAACTTTACAGATTGTAAGATGTCCCCTCATCATGGTTTATTATTCGTCCTAAAATCTATTGTCCATTTAATTTTTAAATTAAACACCGCAGTAGCAAAGGGTTGGTATGCGAACCCAGAACCGTATGTTACAGAATCCTTAATCTTACCTAAATTTTCAGTAAAAGTCTTTTTAGCAAATAACTTAAATTCTCTCGGAGTTACCCCATTAGAATCAATATAATCTTTTCCAACTGGATAAAAAGGAGCCGTACTACTTTCTAAACTCTTTTTACAATCTAAACTCCAAAGTCCTATTTGATGAATACCTCCATACAAATTAGTACTCCATACATCCCCACCCCCCATAGTAGTTTCAATCACTACTCTAGGATCAGCAACCAAATCTTGAGCAGTATTAGAGTTAACTACTCCTGATACGGCTGCGATCCCTATAGAAGAGGTACCATACACTCCATATTGAGTTTCAATAAATCCTCTATAATCCATAGCTTCATAAGTATTATAATTACTGCGAACATCTATACCATTCAGTTGAGGAGAGGTTACAACAGTATGCAAGCCCGAATCTGCTTGAAAATCCCCTTCATAAGAACTGACCAAAACAGCACTCAATTGATACAACTGACTGCTTTCTCCTGAAGGAGGATAGACTCCTTGAAAATAACTAGAAGGATCCCCAGAAGCGAACATTATCCTGTTTTCAAACTGACCATAACTTTGAGTTCCATCTCCACTAACAATAGCATATGCAGTGCTGGCATCTTCTAATTTTTGATTAAGGGGATCAGGATATGAAGGTAGTCTATAAGGAGGAGTATACGAAGATACACTAGCTCCATTAGTTGCTCCAATCGTGCTACTCACCCACAGAACCCTTACTATTTTATCAGCAGATATTTGATCAATAAAAGAGGTTACATTGGCGCTCACACCATGACAAAGATCATCTGTCTTCCTGTGAACATGTTTATAAGGATCTCCACTCGCTGGGAAGAAATAAGCATTCTCTTGGAAAGACGATGCCGCAGGACCGAATGAAATAGCTCCCCACCTCCAATTAGAAGTATCCATTACTCTAGGAGCAATCCCCGATACACTAGAGGGGGTTGTGAGCATGTCTACAATGGCTTCTCCTGCCCCATCGACGATGAGGTTGGACTCTGACAGGATCAGCTTCTCAGATCCATCAGCGGCTACTGCATAAACTTCTACGTTACCCCTCATTAATATCTAACTCCGTTAATACATTAAATTGTCCGTAAGTTCCTATCCCACTTACATGAGGATACATACCTATATTAGATCTATAATTTAATC